CGGTTATGTCCTTCACCCAAATGGGCGGTCACCGAGAGACAAAGCAAACGGGACCTTTAAGAGGTCAAACCTCGAAAAGTCGGGGAACACCAAACTATCCACAGGATACCTGAGGACGAACTTGAACAGCCTTTTTAACCCTTTAGTTAACGGGAGGGTGCGGCCATGTATGACAGGGTACCTACCAAGGTAGTCCCTAAAAAAGTCACAATAGGCAGGGTCATTACAACCTCCCAAAAGATAGAACGCGAGCACTCGAGAAGCAGACTGCTCCAAGAATTCAACATCACGTTCTGGGTACAACACCATTGAGAACCAATCCTCAGTCGGTCTCTCGTAGCGATAGGCTGAAACGCTATAGCCGAGAAACTTTCTTTGAGATTGATTGAGGGCGATCCTCAATTTTTCTAATTTGAGCGTGAAACCAAATGCTTCCCAAGCAGCTTTGGCAATCGCGGGGCCGTTGACCTTGCCCCTTCCATTAGGAATCAAAAAAGTACTATCATCACCAAGAACCCTTAGGCGTTGGATGGTCAGTCCGAGTAACGTGCCCAGGGTAGTATTGGCAATCCAGTTGACAATTGAACCAATGGCCTGTGTAAAAAAAGATCCGCTAGGAATACCGCAGAACTTATTGTACACAGAACCATCTGGCAACATCATCTTGGTTTTCTTGAAATACGTAACAAGCCAATCCCTAACAGCGTAGTTTTTGGATGCCATGTACTCACCACCATAGACGAGTTGATCATCATGGAGTACCGACGTTTCGTCGAAGGCGTCAAACAGGATTGAGAAAGCATCGTCAATCATGAAGTTTGGAACAGAACTGTCGAATCCTGACCAATCTAACGTAACTTCGGCGCACTCTGAATGTGATGCAACGTCTGACATCATCATCTTAGCGAGTCTTTGCATTGCCCCCTCTCCAAAATGGACGGCAGGGACCTCCTCCTCGAGAAACTTGTAGTAAGGAAGGGCCCACTTGCCTTCAAGAACGGTGACCTCAGCTGGGAAAACCCAGACTGGTCTAGTTTTATTAGAGTCAGCGTCGGAGAGATGGCCCCGAAGGGCGAGCTTTGCAGGTGGAATGTAGACAGACTTCCCGGCTGAAACGAAATGAGCGATGTAACTTGCGGTATCGAATACCTGCTCAATTACTTCACTCTTCTTCTTTCCAGGGAACGAGAAACCTGCGGACGAGTCCAGATTCATCTGGTCACAAACGTTAGGGACGGAGAGACGGTGGAGAGGCTCACGTGGGGTGAAGACGTGACGCGCTCGCGCGAGGGCATCAAAATAGGCAGCCCTTACTTCAGGAGAAACACGCGACCACGTTTTAGTATAGCGGCCAAACTTCTTGAAGGCATCAAGGCCAACTTCGAGGTCTGCGCGTTTTGTCTTGCCATAAAGCGATTTATATTGTTCGGTGTTCCATAGCTTCATGGATTTTCTGACAAACGGGTCGGTGTTCATTCTAGTCTCTTCGACACTGTAACGGTATGTCCAGCGATCTGTGTAAATTCTTCGTAGACCGGGCATTGACTCTACGTCCTTGTGGAACGCTGCCCAGTCCACCGATTTTGGTTTAAATGGAGTGGCCTCCAGAAGGTCGGAGACCCTCTCCATGTTAATGTTTCGTATTCAGAAAGCCAAACGGTATGAATACGTTGCCTAGTGCTCTTGTATGTGATCTTGGG